GGCGGCGCTGAAAGAGAGTGCCGAGAAGGAGACGGGATGGTGCAGATTCCGCGACCGCATCTTCCTGCCGCTTGTTATCGACGGGGCGATCTGGATGACAGGCAAGATGCTCGAACGCATGACGGTATCCTTGGCAGGGAAATGATGGGCATAAGATCTATTTGATGAGATAGAGTTGGTGTATACAACAGAATCCGCTTGCTAATTCTTCCCACGTGAGTGATGAATGTAATGACCAAAGTACATGAAGGAGGTAGTCACCATGAAGGTCAATTACAACATCCAAAAGGAAGAGCGCAAGGCGATGGTCGCGGTAGTCAGCAAGGTGCTCGGCGAAAAGCCCGTCTACTGCGGCGCACCGACATTTTCCTACAAGATCGGCGCATTCGAGATCACGAAGGACGGATGTCTTTGCTTCGACGATGCCCTTGACGAAGCGACTGTTGCGCGTGTGCGCACGGCACTGCGCGAGGAGGGCTTTATGTCCGAGGGTGGGGAGCACGAGGCTTCCTGCGCGGATACAGGGGCAGACGAGCCGAACCGGACGGAAGAGGCAGTGGATGATCTGACACCGGCAGAAACGGCGGTAGAAGAACCCGACGAGGACAGCCTTTCCATCAGTCTCCCACGCAGCCTTTTCACCGAAACGGCACTGCAGAATCTGGACGCCCTCCTCCTGAGCAAGGGACGGCTCATTCGACACGCCTTCAAGATTAAGGAAGCGATCTACACGCTCACCGATGACCGCATCACCTTCGCATGGTTGCACGGCATGATCACTAACGAGACGGCAAAGGCATATGCCGAGTTCATCAGTAAACTCTGCCTGATGGCGCGGACGCAGAAGCGCGTCACGGCAAAGGAGAAGATTGTGGACAACGAGAAATACGCTTTCCGCTGCTTCCTCCTACGCCTTGGCATGATCGGAAATGCCTACAAAGAGTCGCGCAAGATTCTCCTGCAGAATCTCACGGGCAGCAGCGCATTCAAGAGCGGACATCGGAAAGGAGATGAGCGTCATGCATTTTCCGAGTAAGGAGCAGATCACCGTGCTTCGAGAGCGGTACCCACGCGGGACGAAGGTGGAACTTCTCGGCATGGACGATCCGCAAGCACCACCCAAAGGGACGATGGGCGAGGTCATGGGTGTTGATGACGCGGGGCAGCTTCTCGTTCGGTGGGAGACAGGATCGTCACTGAGTCTGATCCCCGGTGTGGACTCCTTCCGCATCGCAGAGAAAGGCGGTCAGTCATGAACGAGACGATTTTCACGCAGATCATGGACATTCGCGACTCCGGGCGGGTGAATATGTTCGATGTTCCCGGTGTTCAGCGCATGGCGTTTACGATGGGATTCTACGAACTGGTCTGCTTCATCGAGGAAGACCGTGCGGCGTATGTACGCTTTATCCTCACGGGCGAAAAATAGTAGACAGTTTCAGCGATTCCGCACAGCCTTTCGGGGCTGTGTTTCTCTCGAAAAATAAGTGTGATTTATCGAAAATAAGACTTGCTATATTCTGCGTTTAGAGTGATATATACACATGACGAAGGGAACAACCTACACACAGAAAGCGAGGAACACAAAATGAAAAACGCAGAAGCAAGATGGCCGAAAACCACCACGATGGAGCACCTCGATGAGATGCGGTTCGGGACAAGCGGCGCGATCCTTCGCTACGGCGAGCAGATCCTTGTCGTCGGGATGGAATGCTGGGGCTTCCACGCAGCCGTCTACGAGATGGTCGAAACGCCGGAGGAGACAGGCTTCGCGGACATCGAATGTCGCCTGAACCTTGTCGAAGCCGCCACCGAGCTTTTCGAGGACGGCGGGCACGCGATGGCTTGGTGCATGAAGCGCATCTAAGCCGCGCCAAACAACAAAACAGCCCTTCGGGGCTGCTTCTCGTTCAGATATTGTGAGTCGCTGACGGCGGCTCTTTTTTGATGGGGGTGATCGCTTGCGAAAACTCATGGACTACACGCCAACGAAGTTCATGGCAGAGAACGCGAACTATGACAAAGCCGCTGCAGACTACGCCGTGGGCTTTATCGAGTGTCTGTGCCATACGAAGGGAACGTGGGCGGGAAAGCCCTTTGAACTCATCGACTGGCAGGAACGCATCATCCGAGACATTTTCGGAATTCTGAAGCCGAACGGTTATCGGCAGTTCAATACGGCGTATGTGGAGATTCCCAAGAAGCAAGGAAAATCAGAGCTCGCGGCCGCCGTTGCACTTCTCCTTTGTTGCGGCGATGGGGAGGAACGCGCCGAGGTGTATGGATGCGCCGCCGATCGTCAGCAGGCGAGCATCGTGTTCGAGGTCGCAGCAGATATGGTGCGTATGTGTCCCGCACTCGGCAAACGGGTAAAGATTCTCGCGTCCCAGAAGCGTATGGTGTATTTGCCGACGAACAGCTTCTATCAGGTGCTGTCGGCAGAGGCATATTCAAAGCACGGCTTCAATATTCACGGCGTTGTGTTTGATGAGCTGCACACGCAGCCGAACCGCAAGCTCTTTGACGTTATGACGAAAGGCTCGGGCGATGCGCGTATGCAGCCGCTCTACTTCCTTATCACCACAGCTGGAACAGATACGCAGTCCATCTGCTACGAGACGCACCAAAAGGCGAAGGATATTATCGAAGGGAGAAAGATCGACCCGACCTTCTATCCTGTGATCTACGGAGCGAAGGAAGATGAGGACTGGACAGACCCGGAGGTCTGGAAGCGGTCGAATCCGTCCCTCGGGATTACGGTCGGCATTGACAAGGTACAGGCGGCGTGTGACTCTGCACGGCAGAATCCCGCCGAGGAGAACAGTTTCCGTCAGTTGCGTCTGAATCAATGGGTGAAACAGTCCGTGCGGTGGATGCCGATGGATAAGTGGGATGCGTGTGCCATACCCGTGGATGCAGAAGCCTTGGAAGGTCGCGTCTGCTACGGCGGACTAGACCTTTCCTCCACGATGGACATTACGGCATTTGTTCTGGTGTTTCCTCCGACCGAGGAGGATGAGCCGTTTGCCGTGCTTCCGTACTTCTGGATTCCCGAGGAGAACATTGACCTTCGCGTGCGCCGCGACCATGTGCCGTATGACGTATGGCAGAAGCAGGGCTTTCTTATGACCACGGAGGGAAATGTGGTTCATTACGGATTTATCGAGGCGTTCATTGAGAAACTGGGCGAGAAGTACAACATCCGCGAGATTGCTTTCGACCGATGGGGCGCGGTACAGATGGTACAGAATCTTGAGGGGATGGGATTCACTGTTGTTCCCTTCGGACAGGGGTTCAAGGATATGAGCCCGCCGACCAAAGAGTTGATGAAACTGACTCTGGAAAAGAAAATAGCGCACGGCGGGCATCCCGTCATGCGCTGGATGGCAGACAATATCTTCATCCGCACCGACCCCGCGGGGAACATCAAGGCAGATAAGGAGAAATCCACCGAGAAGATCGACGGCGTGATTGCACTCATCATGGCGCTGGATCGTGCGATCCGCTGTGGGAATGATACGTCGGAATCGGTGTATGAGAGTCGAGGAATTTTGTTGCTGTGAATCTCCATGGACATAGAAATTTTGTTGGCGTTCGTTCTATTTGTGTGGATATGGATGAGCAAAAAGGTTTATTAAGGAGTATTACGGTTGAAAATACGTGATGCTTCCAATATCTTTTCCATCTTTTTCAAATCTGCCAAAAATCCATTTTTCCGGTCGATCCATAAATACTTTGAATACAATTAAACCGAAAAACATAGCTGCATGCGTAATGTTCTTTCGGCAGGCAGTGTGATAAATAGGCTCAAAAACCGTATCTGTCCAATCGCTTCCAGGCATCCAGCCGGCGGTATGAATATCACCAGCATCAATTCTACGATTCAAATCATCTTCAATTGCCTCATAATCTGCATCAGAAAGTCTGTTGCGCCATGTATTATAGTCCTTTGGATGAGGAAGTGTTGTGACCCTTTTACCTTCAAGTGATTCGAGCATAAAATAACCTCCTAGAAAATATTTCAACAATGGCTTTCACCGGATCATATTCATATGTAGAATGTTTAGTCACCTGTGGGGACAATGGTTCGAACAACCTTCATCGACGCATGACCTGTCATTTTATAGCAGGACGCTGATGTGAAATATGTCGCTCCCAAGTTCTTTGCTAAATTTTTCTGTTTATCAACCTCATAACCGAACCTGAAACGCTTTAATTAAATACAAAAAGAAGATTAGTGATTTATTTTCACTAATCTTCTTTTTTTAATAAATTTGAGGTTTTCCACTAACTCCGTTATCTTCGTAATCTTTAATAAGTTTCATTAAAGCATACATGAAACAAGCGTCATTTACAGCTTTACTATAATAATTTAGTTTAGCGTTATGTGTTTCAACAAGCTGGTTGTAAATATTTTCGACATCATCTTTTGGTTCGTTAAACAAAGCAATTACTTTATATCCTCCATAAATATTTGGCGAGCGAAACACAAGTGCTGATTTATGTACCTTATCTCCATTAAAATCCTCAAGATGAACATACTTTGTGTTCATAATTCCTTTATCAATCGCAAAAGCAAACTGACCAAAGGCATAAGTTACAATATAATCAATGAACTGTTGATTCTGTACTTTATTGTATAAATCTTCAGGTCGCAATCCTTTATAAAGCAACGTCCTGTTTGGAGAAGACAATGTTCCTCTGCTTTTTTCAAATATGTATTTATTCACAGAATCTCGTTCGGATATTGACTCTCCTGACTGGCCTCCTGCATTGAAGAAAGCATCATGATAAGCTCCCCAGCTACATTCTCCAATTTTTCCACAAGTATCTAATGAGTATTCATTTGCTTCTCGTTCTTTATTTTCATACACAACAGCTTGGTTTAAATCAGTTGGGTTAAGATAGGCGTGCCCCAAAACACAATGACCTGTTTCATGGCCAATGACAAAATAATAGAAACTGTCTTTATATATGTCATGTGAAGCAGAGATGTTATATTTTAAACCCGTAAATATAGTCCCCATACCTGCTGCTGTAGTGTTTTTATACCCATCAATATAGATAACTGGACGAACTTTCGTCTTATAGTCATATACGCTTGTAAATTGTCCATAAGAAAGCCCGTTGACCTCCATAATGCGTTTTTGAATATAAAGAATCCCGTCACTTGCTTGCGCTTGTTTTGCATTCTTATTTGTTGAATAAGGACTGTTTTCAATTTTGTCTTGAATTGCCGCATTAACCTGTCTTTCTAACTCAGCAACAGACGAAGGGGGGTTCATATACTTTAAATATATACTTTCTCGAATCTCGGCGCTTGCAACATTATCTGTTACATTAACACCACAAAAAACGCTTGCAATAGACAGCGCCATTGCAACTTTTTTAACTGAACTTTTTACCATTGTAATTACCTCTTTCTTTTTTTCGTTTTTAAAACAATTTATATCGAAATTTTATTTATTTCGAGCTTTCTTTTAATAAGTATACTTCCGAATTAAATTTTGTGCAGAAAAATCGTGCTGTAACTTATTTCGTTCCCAAAACGAAAGCAAAATCCTTTTTACTTTAATAACATATGCTGTAGCCGTTATAATTACTCATAATGGTTTTTATGCCTTAAAGCAAAAAACTAAGTTCGGTATCATATCTTTAAAGGGGAGGTGTGTTCTGTTTTTACTGATAGTAAAAGCAGAAGGTTTTATGTTTTGTAAAAAGAAATCAAAAAAGAAAGCACAGCTAGTCGCCGCCGTATGCTGTGCTACCATGATGGCAGCAACGTTGCCTTGGAACGTCGTTTATGTTGAAGGTTCGTCGCAAAACAACCTAGATGGCGATTATGATGATGAGGATGCAATCTCAGCGCAAGAGCGCAGAGAATTAGAAGCACGCGGACAGGATGTCGCTGATTCATTCCATGCACATTGGCGTCAGCAAGCAAATGAAGAAGCCAGCGAAGCTGTTAGAAACCGAGTGGGTACAAATGGCTTTTAGAATGGTTTTGATCATACGGCCTATGGCAGTACGGGTGAACTCATCAGTTAGATTAATGCTCTGGCTTGACTGGGCACAAACCTCGACATTTACTACACAAGCAGAAAGAGCTGGGTTTCCTGCTTCGGATGCATCAATCATAGCAATTATATTTGCATCTTGCGATAAAAGATGCGAATATAGAAATTGCATCTGGATCAGTGTGGAATTTGCTGCAATTAGGGTTGTCATTCACATAAATAGTATAACATACGTGAAAACAAATATCTATAAAAATTGAGGAGGTTTCCATGAACCTATTCAGCAAACTCTTCCGTTCGCGGGACAAGCCCAGAGATCATCTTGGAGGCTTGTCCTTTTTGTTCGGGCAGACGGCGGCGGGTAAGGCGGTCAATGAGCGCACTGCCATGCAGACGACAGCAGTCTACGCATGTGTGCGCATCCTCGCCGAATCCATCGCGTGTCTACCGCTTGCTATCTATCGTCGTTCGGAAACTGGCAAAGAAATCGCATACGAGCATCCGCTGTATTTCCTGCTCCACGATGCGCCGAATCCTGAGATGACGAGTTTCATTTTGCGCGAAACACTCATGGCTCATCTCCTCCTGTGGGGGAATGCCTACGCACAAATTTTGCGGGATGGCAGGGGGCGTGTTCTCGGACTTTATCCGCTGCTCCCGGATAAGATGGAAGTCAGCCGCGACAGCCGCACGGGTGAACTTTACTACACCTACACGAGAAGCACGGAGGAGAATCCGAATTTTGCGGACAAGGGGCAGATTCGTTTGCGGCGTGAGGATGTGCTCCATATCCCCGGTCTCGGCTTCGACGGTCTTGTCGGCTACAGTCCCATCGCTATGGCGAAGAACGCCATCGGCATCGCACTTGCTACGGAGGAATACGGAGCGGCATTCTTCAAGAACGGTGCGCGTCCGGGCGGCGTTCTTGAACATCCGGGAGTCCTTAAAGATCCATCGAAGCTCCGTGAAAGCTGGCACGCCGTTTACGGCGGTACGATGAATACGGGCAGGATTGCCGTTCTTGAAGAGGGAGTCAAGTATCAGCAGATTGCCATACCGCCAGAAGAAGCGCAGTTCCTTGAAACACGAAAGTTCCAGATTGACGAGATTGCGCGGCTCTATCGCGTGCCGCCGCACATGATCGGCGACTTAGAGAAATCCAGTTTCTCAAATATCGAGCAGCAGTCGCTTGAGTTCGTCAAATACACTTTGAATCCGTGGGTGGTTCGTTGGGAGCAGTCGCTTCAAAAGGCATTGCTGACGGACAAGGAGCGGAAGGACTACTTCATTCGCTTCAACGTGGACGGGTTGTTGCGAGGGGATTACAAGAGCCGTATGGAGGGCTATGCCATCGGGCGACAGAACGGATGGCTCTCCGCGAACGACATCCGCAGTCTTGAGGACATGAACCCGATTGAATCTACCGAGGGCGGCGATGTGTATCTTATCAACGGGAACATGACAAAACTGAGGGACGCAGGTTTATTCGCCAACAAGAAAGGAGAGGGCGATGAAACGTAAATTTTGGAACTGGGTGCGGAACGAGGGAGAGAAGCGTGTCTTGCTTCTGGACGGTGAAATCTCGGACGAAACGTGGTGGGGTGATGAAATTACACCTCAGATGTTTCGATCTGAGCTGAACGCCGCCGAGGGAGATATTGACCTCTGGATCAACTCACCAGGCGGGGACTGCTATGCGGCAGCGCAGATCTACAATATGCTCATGGAATATAAGGGAAACGTCAATGTCAAGATTGATGGTATTGCCGCCTCTGCTGCATCCGTTGTCGCGATGGCAGGATCGACCGTCGAGATTTCACCCTTGGGGATGTTGATGATCCACAATCCCATGACCGTCTCCATCGGGGATACACACGAGATGGAGCGGACGATTACCTTCCTTGCTGAAATCAAGGAGAGTATCATCAACGCTTATGAGATCAAGACGGGGCTGTCCCGTGTCAAGATTTCACGGCTGATGGATGCCGAGACGTGGATGAACGCCAAGAAGGCGGTGGAGCTTGGATTTGCGGATTCCGTTCTCTATGCGGACGCACAGCGTCCTGTGACCGATACGGCAGACGGGCTGATCTTCTCCCGCGCCGCTGTCACGAACTCACTGCTCTCGAAATTCGGGCAGGGAACACAAAATACCAATATCGATGCAGAGCCGTTTAAGAAGCGGCTCTTTTCTATTTCACACTAACGGAGGGACAAGGACATGGATAAGATCATGGCAATGCGCGAGAAGCGTGCAGAAATGTGGGAACAGGCAAAGCAGTTCCTCGACGAACACGAGAAGGACGGCCGCCTTACAGCCGAGGATGTCAAGGCCTACGAGCAGATGGAGAACGAGGTGCTTGCGCTCGGGAAGGACATCGAGCGCATGGAGCGTCAGGCAATTCTCGACGCACAGCTTGCAAAGCCCGTGACAGCGGCGATCACCAACATTCCGGGTGCATCTCTCAATGCGGAAAAGACAGGACGTGCAAGCGAGGCATACCGCTCGGCGATGCTGAAGGCACTGCGCACGAACTTCCGTCAGGTGGAGAATGTCCTGCAGGAGGGGACGGATGCCAGCGGCGGCTATCTCGTTCCCGAGGAATATGACAAGCGTCTCATCGACGTTCTGAATGAGGAGAACGTCCTGCGTCCGCTTGCAACGACCATCACCACAAGCGGCGAACACAAGATCAACATTGCCGCCACAAAACCTGCGGCATCGTGGATTGAGGAAGGCGCGCCGCTCACCTTCGGGGATGCGACCTTCGACCAGATCGTTCTCGACGCGCACAAGCTGCACGTTGCGGTGAAGGTGACGGAGGAACTGCTCTACGACAACGCCTTCAACCTTGAGAGCTATCTCATCGAACAGTTCGGCAAGGCACTCGGCAACGCAGAGGAGGATGCGTTCCTCAACGGTGACGGTACGCATAAGCCCAAGGGACTTCTTGCCTCGGCAAAGACCTCCGTCACCACGGCGGCGGCAGACCTCAAGGCGGATGAGCTCGTGACTCTCGTTTACAGTCTCAAGCGTCCCTACCGCAAGAATGCGGCGTTCATCGTCAACGATCAGACGCTTGCAAGCATCCGCAAACTCAAGGACGCGAACGGTGCGTATTTCTGGCAGCCGTCGTATCAGATGGGTGAACCAGACTGTCTGCTCGGCTATCCCGTGTACTCTTCGGCATATATGCCTGCTGTCGAGGCGGGAAAGACCGTCATCGCATTCGGGGATTACTCCTACTACAACATCGGGGATCGCGGCACCCGCTCTCTGCAGGAACTCAAGGAGCTGTTTGCAGGCAACGGCATGGTCGGATATGTCATGAAGGAGCGGGTAGACGGAAAGCTCGTTCTTGAGGAAGCCGTGCAGACGCTCAAGATGAAGGGTTGATGTATGTTTGCGGCAAAGAGGGGAGGTGGTTCTATGCTTGTGCCGCTTGCAGCAGTCAAGCAGTATCTGCGGATTGACGGAGATGAGGAGGACGATCTCCTCACGCACTTTGCGGAAACGGCAGAACAGATTTGCACGGCACTTCTGCGCGTGAAGAAACTGTCCAAGGTCGAAGATCAGGCGATTGTGCGCGTTGCAATCCTCTATGCCATATCCTATCTCTACGAGCACCGGGAGGAAGCGGATCACAGAGGGCTTGCGCTGACGCTTCGCTCGCTTCTCTTCGGTGTGCGGAAGGAGGTCTTTTAGGTGAGAGTGTCGATGAGTGAACTGCGTCACCGAATCACTATCCTGCGCCCCGTAACGGGTACAGATGATGAGGGGAATATCCTCACGCAAACAACACAGGAAGTCGGAAAGGCATGGGCACTCGTTCTGCCGTTTGCCGCAAAAATCTCCGACGGGTATGCGGAGAAGGTGCAGGAGGTGGATCATCGTGTCGTTATCCGTTACCGTGCGGATGTACGAGTGACGGATCGTATCCGTTGGGGAGATAAAACGCTCACGCCGATTGCGCCACCCTATCCGCTTGGCGGAAAGAAGCGATGGCTTGTCATAGAATGCAGGGAGTTGGTGGAAGATGGCTAGATACCGAGGTTTCGTCTCTGCCGAAAAGATCCTCTCGGAACTCGGTGCAGAGGCGACGGCTGCGGCAAAGGAAGCCCTCGCACACGGAGCGGACGATGTGGTCGCGGAGGCAAAGAACCGCTGTCCCGTCTATACGGGAACAGATAAGCGCGTGGTAAAGGGCGCACTGCGCGACTCTATCCATAAGCGACCGCGACGCAAGGACGGCTCCGTTTGGAGGATCGCGGCAGATGCAGAGTCTCAAGATGGCGTATTCTACGGCGTGCTCGTTGAGTTCAGCCCACGCATCAACCGTCCGTTTCTCTATCCCGCGCTCGATGCCAAGAAGGACGGTATTCGTTCTGCTATCGTCGATGCCGTAAGGTCTGCCATTCGGAGGAGAGGGAAATGAGTACGGCACGGATGGTGTATCAGGCACTTGTGCGCTCGAAGGAGCTGACGCAGCTTCTCGCTCACGGGAAGAAGAGCATCTACCACGGGTGCAGTCCCGATGCAGGGACGTATCCGATTATCGTCTACTCCGTCATTTCGGATGTTCCCGCACTATCGGCAGACGGCACGGAACTGGAACGGCGAATCACGGTGCGTATCCATATTCTGACGAAGGACGGGCGCTTTCAGGATATTCATAAAGCCGTTCAGAGGGCTATGTCTCCACTCGGCTTTGTGCGTGCGCAGACGCAGGAGATTGTCGAGAAAGACATTTTTGTTGAGATCACAGACTATAAAACAGCAGTGGAGGGAGAATAAAATGCCAAGTCCAACACCAACAGCAAAGCCCGCAGGGAATTTGACGAGCGGGCAGTTCATCAACATCCAGAAACTTCATATCGCCAAGATGCTCACCGATGCGGCAGGAGGGGCGGCGACCTACGAAGCTCCGATTCCGCTAGGAAAGCTCCTGCGCAAAGTGGACATCAAGCCGCAGACGAATCAGGCGGAACTTTTCGCGGATGGGCAGTCCGTGGATACGGCATCCAATACCGCATCCTACGACCTCACCTTCGATACTGCCGCACTTCCTTTGGAATACACAGCCTATCTTTTGGGACATAGTATCGAGAACGGCGTGATGAAGGCGGGCAAGGATGACGTTGCGCCGTACTTTGCTGTTCTCTTCCAGTCGGATAAGAGGAACGGAAAGAAGAGATATACCAAATTCTACAAAGTCCAATTCACGGAACCCTCCGAGAGCGGCAACTCGAAGCAGGAGAGCATTCAGTTCGACACGCCGACACTGACGGCAAAGGCGATCTACCGCCTGTCGGACGGGCTGTCCTACGCCAAGGCAGATGAGGAGGCGGCGGGCTTTGCCGCTGAGACTGGGACGAAGTGGTACGAGCAGGTCTGAGGGAGGACACGATGGAAACGCCGAAACTGCATATTGCGGGCAGGGAGATCGTGCCGCATCCTCCGAAGATGAAGGTGTGGCGCGAGTTCCTTGCCTTTTTTGATGCCGACAAGGAAGGTCTGAGCCTTGAAGATTTTCTGGAC